CTCGTTCCGATGCTAATTGCGACGGGTTGCGGTTTTAATACTTCGTCGATGTCAACAAATTGCAAATCGTGAATATTTTTAAAGTTGATTTCCTGCTCCTGTAATTCAGGTTGCAACCAAATTTTTGGTAATTCAATCATAATTTTATTAATTTAAGTTTTTGTATTGGTTTATTGCTTCCGAAATTTGACTATTTAGCCCGTTTTCTATCTTTTCCGCCGTCCAAATACCAAAAACATAACTTTGCATTGCTTCTGTATTTTCGTTTATTAAATCGGCTTCTTTTTGTTTTTCGGCTTCCGTCATTTCGAGCGGGTGCAAATTACAAAATCCAAAATTAATTTTTGCGTTGTTTAATTCAATTAAATTTAATTTATCTTTAAAATTGTTGTATAATTGAATTAACGGGGTTTTTAAAATTTCGTGCAATCTTTTTTGTGCAAATTTTATGTTTTGATAAAATTGTAATTCGTTGACAAAACAATAAACGTACATTTTAGCAAATATCCTGTTTTGTTGTATTTCCTGCGTTTTTTGTCTGTTTATCCATTCCGCAACTATTGTGACGGCTTCGACGTCGTTTTGGTTTGGTGTGTGCGTTCCGTTTGAAACTCGCCAAACTATTCGTTGCATTGCCTTTTCGATTGTCATAATTTATCAATTTTTTTAGTTGGTTTTGTATTTTTAAAGTCCTGACAATATTTTTGCATTTTGTCGGGTCTGCTAATAAATTCCAAAGTCAAATATTTTGGATTTTCTTTATGGTAATCGTCATTAAAGCAATTTGTAATCGCCAACAGTAAATCGGCTTTTGTATAACCGTCTTTTAACCTTGCGATAACTTGCCTTTTTGTTTTGTCGTCTATTACTCGTAATTTTTTATTTGTAATCAAATTAAATTGTTCTAAAAGCCCAATCCAATTAACCGAAAGGTTAATATCTTTTACTTTCTCTTTTACTTCTACTTGTTGGCAAGGGGTTACCGAACCCCCTACGCTACCCCCTACGGTAGGGGTCAAAATATTACCCGTTTTGTCTTCGTAACCTTTGACCTGACTATCAATACTATTTGTTTGGCTTATGTATGCAAATTTTGCCATTCCTTTTAAATTTGTTGGCTTAATTCCCATAAATTGACGGTCTAATAATGCGTCGATAAATGCGACTTTGTCCTGTATTGTTTCCAATTCATTGTAAACGTCAAAATAAGAACGAAAAAAATTAAAACCCTTTCTTTTGGTCAATTTATTCATTATCGCCCTCGCTTTCTGTAATTTTGTTTATTTCGGTTCGAAGTGTTTTTGCGAACTTTATTGCTGTGCTTTTGTCTAAAACAATGCATAAACTTTCTGTTGTTGTTTCGCCTATCATTTCATTTAATACAATAACAATTGAGTTTTCGTCTTCAAAACATTCTATTGTATTTTCGTCGTAACGGTCTAAAAATTTAATTTTATAATTCGCCATTTTTTAAAGGTTTTAAGATACCAATAAACTATTTGTTAAAAAGTAAAACCCCATTAAATCGGCTGTTGTGAGACGTGCCTTTTTAATGAGGTTTTTATAATATTTTACAGTTGTAATGCGTCTCACTTCATTACAATGCAAATATAAACAATTTTTTAAATAAAATGTTGTTCGTCTTCGTTATTTTCTAAAAACGGCGATGCTTCAACAGTTTGCGAAATCGCTTCCCTATATTCGGGCGTCTTTGCAATTTTTTCTTTTATAAAATCGGGCAAATTGTTAAACTTGTCTTCGTCGAAGTTTTCAAATTCAAAAACAAATGTTTCGTTAACCTGTGACGGGCAAATTAAACCCTTTGGCATTGGCGAAATCGCGTCAATTTCCTGATAAATCTTTGTCGGGTCTTTTGCGCTTGGCTTGTGAATTACATTTAACATACAGGGAACGCCTAAAAGTTTGGTAATGTCGAACGCTTCGGCTTCTTCGTCTGTAAATGCTTTGCCCCTCCAACCTTGCAAATAACGTCTTAACGTCGATTTTTCATGTAATGACAAACTAAATTCTTTGTCTATAACGCAAGGCTGTTCGCCGTTTTCAGGATTAAAGATTTTTAATTCCGTTGGTAATTCAAACCCGATGCGCACCTTATGCGCTGTTTTTTTTACCCCTTGGTATTCTTCGTCACAAGTTCCGATTTCGACCATTTTGTAACAACGGGCAACGTAATTTCCCGCTTCGATTAATTCTCTTTCAAATGAATTTCCTTTTTTTGCTGTGATTGCCATAATTTCTAATTTTTATTAAGTGTTTGTTAAAATTTTACAGTTATTGAACTTTTGCGCGGGGTTGTCCCGACTTTTGGAACGTCGTTCCCGTATGCGTCTATTATTGTTTGTTTTTGTGCTAATTTAAGCAATTCGACGCGGGCGTCTAAATCGGCTTTTAATTGGTTGTAAATTTCGTCGTCTGAATAATTGACCGTATTACCGCCATTTGTATAATTAAATTCAACGCCGTTTTTGTCGGTCTTTTCGAGAATTTCGATTTTGTCCCTGAACGTTGCGTCTGCGGAATTTACGACCTCTTTAAGTCTGCAAATATTCGTCCAAACTTGCAACGGGTCAACTTCGCCCTTTTCCAACAGGTCGTCGACCATTCGTTTGCCCGTTAGTACGGCTTCTTTTTTTGTGAACGTTGGCGCATACATTGTCGCCATTTGTTCCGCTTTAAATTCGAAATAAAGGTCTTTGCTCATAATTTTAATTTTTAAGTGATTAATTTGTTTCTAATAATTCGAAGTCTAAAACTTCGATGTCGTCAACGTCGATTTCGTCGTTTTCGTCTTCTTCGTCCCAATTTGCGGGATTGTCAGGGCTATACGTTCCCTGTATGTAGTCGTCTAAATTCATAATTTTGATTTTTTAAGTTACGCAAAGATAGTTTTATTTTTGGATTACACAACGTAATTAATTCGTTTTTTTTGTCTGAAATTAATAAATTAAAAACCAATTTTCCCGTTGCGTTTAAGTCTTCGTATTTTTTACTTTTTAACGTCCAATAACCGTTTTTTATTTTTAACATTTGATTGCGTTTTTTAAAAGTTTATAGGCATTTTCGCGACCGCCAACGGCGTTAATTTGTTTTTGCGAAAATACTAATTGAAATCGTAAATTTTTTACGTCCTGCGGGTCAATTGCTTTGCGCCCGCGTTTGCTTTGTGTTTCCTGTTTCATTGGTTAAATATTTAAAAATTGTTGAACAATAATGCGCCCGATAAAATACAACGCGCAAACGATAATAAAATAAATTTGAAATTTTTGTTTCAATAAAAATGATTTCATAATAATTGATTTTTAAGTTAATGCGCGTTTTACAGTCGCGCCCCTGTTTTGTTTTTATTTTGGCAATAACGCCACCCTGATATTGTCTTTTTTAAATTCCGCCTTTGTTTTGTCGTTTTCGTACAAATAGTCGTATTTTTCAAACCCTTTTGATAAAAGGTATTTTTGAATTTTTGCGGTATTGTCCCCGTACAACGTTACTTCGTCCGATTTTATTCCGATATGCCAAAACAAATCCAAATCAAAACCCTGTGCAATTAGTAATCCTAAATTTTTGTTCATAATTTTAATTTTTAAAGTGATTAATTTTTTGTCAAAGATATAAATACAATTCAATTACGCAACACAATTAAATAAAAATAATTATCTTTTTTGTTAATTTATAATTATTCTAAATAAGAAACGCCTTTTTATTGGGTTTGTTTTTAAATAAAAAACATTAACTTTGTGGTTCGGTTCTCATAATGCCGTATTTTTTTAAGTGAAAGGACGGGCGCAATTGATTTTGTAGCCTGTTTTTTTTTGCATAAAAAAACCCGTTAACTAATTAACGGGCGTTTATCTTAAAAAAACCAAATCAATTCTTTGTATTTCCTGAACAAATAACAAATCGGAATTATTAAAAGCAACCAAAACCACAATGAAACCGATTTCTTTTTAATATCTTTTTTAATTACTTCGTGCGACGTCTTTTTTTTGGCTTGTTTTACCGTTGTTTTAGCTTGTTTTATATCTTTTACGATATTTGTTTCGACTTTTTTATTTATGCGTCTTAAACGGGCGTTTTTATAAACCTTGCCGTTAACAATCATGGGCGCGATTGTGTCTATTGGCTCGATAATTGTTTCGTCGCAATTTTCGACAATGTTTATTTTTGTGTTATCGGTTTTTACTTCGTCGATTTTTGTCGCTTCGGTTGTTGTTTCTTTTACCGCTTCCGTCGATTTTTGAACCTTTCGGGTGCTACATGAACATATTGCCGACGTCAGGAAAACGATAAAAATTATTTTTAAAAGTGATTTCATTAAACGATTTTATAGTTAATAATTCGCATATTTTTTAATTCATAGTGACCACTATTTAAAACTTTTACGTGCGCGAAACCGTGATTGTAATTATTGTAGGGCGCGTATTCAGGCTCTAAACCGCATAAACAACCCGTTGACCATGTTGTCGTAACTTCCCCGCCCAAAGTTTTTTCAGTGTGTTCGCTTGTTCTGTGGTGGTGTCCGACGATACAACTTTCTTTCGCTTTTAAAAACAAACCACGTGCGGGGTTAACAGGCGGGGCAAAACCCCCGAACCATTCGTGTCCGTGCAAAATAGGTAATTTTCCCGCCATTGCCATTTGTTTATCTTTTACTAAAGTTACGCCAAATTCCCGCATACGCAAAAGTTGTTCCAACTTAAAATCGTCAATTCCTAACAATTCGGGCGCTTTTATCATTAAATAATCCTCAAATCTTTTCTCGTGATTACCGATTTTAAAATAAATCGGACAATTAAACGTATCTTTTAACAATTTTAAAAATTCGCGTCCCATTTCCAATTCGCCCGCCATGTCACGTAAACGACGGTCTTTTGTAAATCTGCTACATTGGTAAAAGTCCAAAGTATCGCCATTTAAATAAATCGCGTTGACTTTGTTTTCAATTCCGTAATTAATAGCCAATTCTAACGCTTTGTTGTCCTGGTATGGGAAATGTATGTCCGATAAAATTAAAATATTGTTTTGACCTTTTGGAATAATAAAAGGCTCGTTTTGTAAATAATCGCTTTCGGGGAGTTTTCCTATCATTGCTTGTTTTTTTTGTTCCGCCGTTCTTATTTGAACGGGTATTATATTGCAATTTTTTTTACTGATTTCGCCTCTATAATAGCGAACCATTGTCCGTGCTTGGTCAAAAGAATTAAAATCCAAAGGGTTTTCTTTTAAAATTATTCGCGAAATCGCCATTGTAGTTGCTTCGGGAAATTTTAAAATATATTCTTTTACAATTTCGGACTTATATGTTTTATTCATAACTATAATTTTACATAAGTTATGCCGTTGTCAACTATCGTTATTCCGTTGTCAATGCGTTGTTTTAAAACCCGCCAATCAAAACCAAATGTTTTTTGAAAATGCGGTGCGTCTTTAAATTTTTTCCAATCGCCCCCCCATTCGTAACCCTTTGACTTAAAAAATTTAACAACCGTTTGCCAATATTCGTTATTGTTCCAACTTGCAACCTCAAACGTTCCGTCGCCGTTTTTGTCGTATAAAATAACAATGTCAAACGCAAGTCCGTAATTGTGTATGCTTTGCCAACTGTCGGCGTTGGTTACTTTCGGGCGCTGTAAAAACAACGCGCGTTGTTCTTCGGGACTTCTAAAAACATAGGCAAAACGTAATCGGACGCCTACGGGCAAAAGTTTGTTGCATTGCGAATATAACGACAAAAGCTCCTGTCTTATTTTAGGGTGCGCTTTGTTTATGCGCTCGATTGTGATTTTGTCCATTAGTTTGTTATTTCGTTAACGTCGTTTTTGATTTCCTTTGCGCGGTTAAATGATTTTTTTAATATTTTCCAAAGGTCAACGCCGAAAGTTTCTTCGATGTTTTCTTTGATGCTTACTAATTCAACAAAAATTAACATAATCGCGCATATTTTTGTAAACATAAAATCAATACCAAAAGTTCTAATTATAAACTCATTCAAAACATAATAATCAATCGCGAAAAGTGACAAAATACAAAGTTCGTATAATGCCATTTTTGAAATTATATTGCTTAAAATTCGACTTCGAATTGACGAAATACCTTTTAATTTAATTGACTTAAAAACTCCCGTAAATGTATCGAAAATTATTGCGACTCCTACGCCAATTAAAAGCCCTGTAATTGGAACGTAAAAAAGCAACAAACTTGTAAACAAATAATTTATAAACTTCATTTTATTTTTTTGTAAAGATAGTTATTATTTAAACGTCCCAATCTTCAATATTAATACCAAAATTTTGCCCTGACTCCTCGGTTAATTTAAGAATAGTAAACGACATTAAGCGTTCGAAATTTGCTTCTTTATAATTTACGTCAGTCATTGGCGACATTCCGTTAAATTCCGCTTCTTCTATTTGTTCCCATGACATGTAAGTCGCATTGTCTTTTAATTTTATAACAATTCCGTCGTCATTTGTGTAATAATAAAAACCCGTTGCCGTTACGCCGTTTCTGTCTTGTTCAATTTTTTGAATTGACAAACTGATTATTTTACTGTCTATTACTTCGTAAGTAATATTGCGGATTTCGATTTCTTTGTTTGTGTTAATTGTTATCATGTTTTAATATATTTGCCAATAAGTGTTAATATTTGCTTCCTTTTGTACTCGATTTGCGTTTGTTTGAAATCCTATTATTTCATTAATAAACCCGTCAAAATAATTTGTCGAACTAGTCCCGACTTGTATACCTGTGCTTGTTCCTGTTGTTATTGCAACTGTTCCGCTAGACGTCCCATTTGTCCAAGCCTCAACGAGCGTTGTGCTTCCTGACGTTGGGGAAATTAATTCGTATAATTTCCTATTACTAGTAAAACCTGTATTCAACAATATTGCCGTTCCTGTTGCGCCATAACCCGCATAAATATTCGTCCCATTATAAAACGGCATAAAAAACCTAGATGCCCCTCCTACTGAATAACCGACTTGATTTGCAGTGCCTAAAGGAGCTATTCCACCCGTAAAATAACTTGACATGTTATTTATGTTAATACTAGTGTCGGCTAAAGTTAAACTATGCGTTGCGTTTCTTACAAATCTAACCCCTACCTTATCGTAATTACTAATGCCCATTAAAATACCTACGAACACTATAAATGGTCTTGCGCCTATTACTGCATTTGTGACGTTTTTATTGTTTCCGCTTTGGTCGTACCACGTTACAACTGATACCGTTTGTAGTTGTGTAATTGCGTCAGGATTTGAATATCCAAAAGAACCCGCAAACTGCCCTAAAGTTGTCGCGCTAGTTGAACCTGCTCCCGATATAGTAGTGATAGGGCTATCTAGTGAAATTGTAAAATTTGAGTCAAAACCGACGTTTACCTCAACAGTTGTTGCCCCTATCGTTCTAGCACCTCGGAAACAAAAACCGCTATAAGTAGATTTTAATTTTCGCAATGAATAGGCATGATGCACGGACGTTCCGTAAGTATCTAAAATATAAGTATATTGCGCGGTAAAAGTGACCGTATTTGTAGAATATAAAGTTTCTGAACCGTCGGACGGAATAGCGTAAGCCCTAACGTAATAAGTACGTCCTGGTATTAATCCCGTTATATTTGAACTATAAGGGTTTGGCGTTGTTCCACTACCTGCGGAAATAAAAGAGTCGTTAACTTTATTTGGAAAATCAAATAAACTCCAACAAATACCCTTGTCCGATATGCTAGGCGTTAACGGTAAATTTGCAAATGTACCACCACTAGTCGCCGTGCTTTCGGTCAAATTGCTTATAGAATTTACGGTAAATCCTGTAATTGTCGGGTTTTCTTTAATTAATCTAATTGAACGCCCTGTATTTGCGTTTAACGCTGTTTTTGTTAAATCGTCGTCGTTATAAACAACAGCCCTACCCGCCACGACATTTGAGTCAAAAGCCCACCAAGTCCCATTTGTATTTATTCCGCTAAAAGTTCCGTCTATTGCTGATTTGACACCGCCTGGCAATGCCTTAAATAAATTTGGCGAAGAAACCGCACCCGTGTTCGGGGCTGTCCAATTTGTAGTCCCAAATTCTTTTAATAGTCCTCCCGAAACTGCGTCCCTACCGTTGTAATAGGATAATCTATTCCAATCGGACTCCGTCGCTACCCTCCAACCTTCGGGCGCGATATTTTTTCTTAATAATGGATTTGACAACGAAGCGGAATCGTAAATGCCCGCCATTGCATACCAATTATAAAGTTTTCCATAAATTTGACCGTTGTTTGAATCATTATTGTAATACCTCCAAATTCCTGTCGTTGCTCCTACCCAAGTCCCTGTTCTAGAAATTGCCGAGCCGTCCCTATAAGTAAATGTACTTAAATTTTTTAAATCCCATATTTGACCGCCTATAATAACAGGGGTTGGATTGTATTTGGCGTTAACTTCTACGCCCGATAAATAAAAAATTGCGGGATTCATTACGTTATTATATTATTAATTGACAAATATACATTTGACCCATTTTTTACCAACAACGCGGTACTACCCGAAAGCCCGTTTAATACAACGCCACTAAAAGAATTAACAAACGTTATTCCTGTCCCGATAAATGTTATGTTTGCATTTCCGATTTTAGTATAACTCGCGATAAAATCAGTAACCGCGTTTGTGACGTCTATTGTTATTGCTGTCGCTCCGTTGTTTATCATTACATTTCTACCGTTTTGAACGTAAGAAACGCCCCCCGACGTTCCCGTCGTTTGAGTTGTTATATTTGCCGAAGCGGTTATTAATATATTATAAACCGTATATCCTGTCCCTGGCGTTGCGTTATTTATTGCATTTGTTACAAATTGCGTTGTTGCTAATTCCGTGTTGTTTGTTCCTGTCGCAACAGTTGGGGCAATAGGCGAAGAACTAAATGTTTTTACCCCTGCTATTATTTGCGCTCCTATTAAACGGACTACGTCAATTAATTGTTTATTTTTCCATAATTGCGTAGAACTTTCGTACTGCAAAAAGTCTTCGTTTGCTAAACTTCCATTTATAGCCACATTATGCAATTCGTCTAACTCGTACCCGTTATCGACTTTGACAAAAATAGTTCCATTATTTGCATGCGCGTAAATGACATAGCCTATTATTATTAAATGATTTGGGGCAATTGGTTTTACTTTTGTTATCCCGCCCGCAACCGTTGGCGATAAATAAAGTATATCGCCGTCTGCCCATGTTTCCGACTGTAACGACCCCGTTGTATTAATATTTCGAACTAGTCCGCTAGTTGTGACAAACCCCTCCTGATTGTTTGCTATTGTTTCAGTAACTAAACCAATAGTTTCGGCGCTTAATCCGTCGGTTGTCGCTTGCGCTAAATCGACTTTCATTCTTTGCCCCTGCGCACCTGTTACCCTTACCGCTTGGTAATTTGCTTCTAGTAATGTTATATTGGTAGCGGTTTTATTTACTACTCGGACTACTGACTCCTGCCCTATTTGTAGTTTAACGTTGCCACCTTTTAATATTAAATCTAACGTTCCGTCGGTGTCGTTGTAATACATTGACCCTACGTTAGTCGGAATATTTGTTGGCGTATTGTCAAACTCTAAATTGCCCAATTGTATGCCGTATTCGCCTAAATTTACGTCGCTTGTTGCCCCTAAATATGGTATAAAATTAGCTAGATTTGAAAGTAAAGACGGACTTATCCTATATGTTGTCCCGTTAATTGAAATCGGTATGTCTCCAACGGGTTGGGGAATTCCAATATATTCGGGTAATTGTGAAATTTTTTTGCTCATTTTTTAATATGTAAAAAAGTTGTTCGCTTCGTCCTTTAAAATTTCTGAATTTTCAATTAATAAATAATCGCCAAAAACTTCGTTGCTGTATATTTTTAAATCGCTTGTTCGAAACTTATAGTTTTTCCTTGTTATTTCTTCGGACATTTTTTCGTTATAAATAAAATCCGTATCGTATGCGAATTTTTGCCCCGTTATTGTTATTTGGTTAATGTCTGTTATTCCATTGTCCAAAATTAATTTTGGCAATAAATTTAAAGACAAATACAATTCCAAAACAACGTCAAAAATTGTACAACCTTGTTGAAATTCTTTAAATGCTTGCATTTGGGTACAAATTTAGTTTTCCGTTTTCGTCAAATTCAACGACGGGGTTTTCTACTTTGTAACCGTCTTTTTCTAACTCTATTTTAACCTTTCGCGCTAATTGTTGCCCACCGCCTACCGACTTGGAAAAATTACCAATTCCGACGCCGTCCAAAGGGAATTCCTTCCACCAACCAACAAAAGCGTTGCACGTGTCGACAATATGTTGTTTGTCGCTTTCAACAATTACAATATCGCCGTTAGAAAACGACAAATCGCCGTCGTTATCCAATCCAAAATCGTATCTAGTCGCCATTTTTACCGTGTTTAATATTAATATTTTCAATGTCGGCGCGCTGTGAAATCGTTAAATTTCCCGCAATCGGTGTCGATGTCGGCGAAGTTGGCGCGCCTACCGCTATAACGGTGTGCGTATGTGTTCCAAAGGTAGCAATTATTTCGTTTACTTTATTTTCTAAATTGTTCAATTTTTGCGTAAGTTCTACAACCTTAACCAATCCGCCAAACTCCCCGCCCATGATGTCAAATTGCGTAATGTCTGAAAATGTAACGATAAAAGGCAACGTATATTTTGACATGATAACATAAACCATACTATCAATTTCGGGCGTAATTACAAAACCGTCCGAAATTCCCGCCGTTAACAATGCGTCAAACGTTATATTTGCCGTCCCTGTTATTGTTGTAACGTTTGCCGTTCTTTTGCTTAAATCGACTGAATTAACATTGCATTGATACAATTTAACTTCGTCCTGATTTCGCGTTCCTGCTAATTCCTGAATTGTTCGCGTTAAATCCGCCATTTTATTTAATTTTAAAGTCTAATTCGATTTTTTGACGGAATCCACTAACTCCGCCCGTAATGTTAACCGCTTTGATTTTATAAGTTCCGTTTTGTTCGGGTAAAAGGTTGTTTATTATTTCGGCATTGTCGCCAAAATCTACGCTAGGAGTTCCAAACGTTAAAAACGAACCTTTAAAACCTGTATAATAATATTTTTCTAAACTTACTTTTGCTAATTTTATTAAATCGTCCGTTGTTTTTGCTTCTAAAAAGTGAAACGTTTTCCTTTCGCCGTCGACGTTTGCGTCGGCTTTGTCGCCGTTTTTTATTTCTTTGCTTTGAAATTTTCCCGAACGGTCAAACCAAACTAAAACCTCGATACGTGAATTTTTAGTCTTTGCGTGACCGTCTTTTGTTGTTTTTCCCGTTAGTTCTTCGATGTGATTTGATGCAACGGCTGACAAAACAATGTCGTCTTTTCTTACGAAAGTCAAATCGGACGAAATTATATTTTCCTGAAATTGAAAAGTTTTTGTTTTGGCTTCGGACTCGATGTAAACAATTGACCCGACGCGTAATTCAGACCCTTTGAAATAACAATGCAAAAACGCGTCTTTTCTTAACTTTTCCAAAAATTGCGCAATTGTGACGTTTTCAACGATTAACAACGAATTGTCCCACGTTAATTTTGTCGATGTTAATTGATTAACAGTTAACCCCGTCCCGCTTAATGCGTCCGTCAATATTGTTTCCAAACTTATTCCCGCTCCATAAGCCCCGTTTGTCATTGGCAACTGTTTTAATAAAAACATATTGTCTTCGACTTCGATTTCAACGGGTATTTTGGCGTTTATTTTCGTAATATAACCGTCAAAAATCGTCCGTTTTTCGGTTTGTTTTTCGGTTAAATTATCGTCCCAATAGATATAAAAAACCTCGATTTTTACTTTGTCGCCCCGCATTAATAAGGGCGCGCCGTTAAATCCTGCAATATTTTTGTTTTTACCAAAAAAAGAAAATGTCGTTTTTGTATTTGTGTCGATAACGTCCATATTTTTTGGAAAAACAATTTTCCCGCCTGTCGTCATGTTTTCCCAACCGTCGTTTATTTCAAAACTATTGCAAAAATCAAAGAAAAATACTTTTGACCTTTTTGTTATTACGCTGTCGGAATTTGTAAAATCCGTTTTTTGCGTTATTGTTATGTGGGTTATAGGTTTAAGCATTACGATATTATTTTGGCTTCGAAACGTCTGTCCGACATTGCGTTAATTGTAAAATACTGCGTTGAATACTCGCCCTCTGTTTGACCGAAATTAAAATCCTTGACAACTATGTCCGTAATGTCTAAATTTTGCAAATACCATGACGTAATTTCCAAAGGTTGCCCCGTTGACAAAATAATTTTTAATTGTCGCGTTAATTCTTTTGGGTTTACATTATAAGTCCCGTTTAAACGTCCCGTTATTTGTATTTGGAAATCGTCCAATCCGATATATTCCTTAACTGTTCCGTCGCGTCCCTGAATTTCGGTTGTTATTATTTTTTTGCTTTGCGAAACGTTCAACAAAACGTCGTCGATGCGGAAATCGTCCCATTTGTCAATTTGTGTGCCGTTTTCGTCCAATATTACGCCCGCGTCAAAAATTACGTTTGAATATACTATAGTATTAAGTTTTGACGTAAATTTTTCCAAAGGGACGTCGCCTTCAATAAAACCGTTTTGCACGTCCTCTTTTACATAAGGCGAATTTTGCGCGTCCATTATTTTAATGCTTTTCAGTCCTGCAAAGTTTGCAAGTCCGTAAATAATATCGCTCGCGACGTCGTTTAATATTAATGGGTTTTCTAATTTGCTAGGTACTCTAAAATTTTCCATATTTTTAATTTCCTGCGACTAATTGGCTATCGTTTACCGCGCTTGTCAATGCCTGTAAAACTTTGTCTTTTATCGCCGTTGTACTTTCTTGTATGTTTGTCGTCTGTATTCTAAAATCGTTTATTAAATTGCCTATTGTGACGTTTACCGTTACGACTTTGCTTCCCGAAACGCCCGACGTTCCTTTTTTATCTTTTTCCGCGCCTGCTCCTGCATTTATCGCCATTGGTTTAACAATTCCAAGCGCTTTTTTTGGCTTGCCCTCTTTGTCTGTCGCTTGTTCTTTTGCAAATTCCGCCATACTGTTGGAATAACCTTTGTTAAATCCTGACCCTATTTTTTTTCCTGCATTTTCAAACGACCCCGACATTTCCATAAGTCCTTTTGTGATTTGGTCTTTGTCAAATGTAAACGCGCCGACGATTACGTCTTTTAATCCTGTAAAAAATTGTCCAATCATTTCGCCGACTGTTTTTAAGGCTTCCCATGTTCCGTATAAAAACGCCCTAAACTTTGCAAAATGTAAATAAGCGTAAGTTATCGCGCCCGCAACTGCCGCAATTGCCAACGGTATGCCTAAAGTCATTATATTTTCCAAAACAAACATTGTCCCCGCCAATACCGTCGCGACCCCGTTTAATAAAAACAATTCTATTTTTGCCAAATTTGTAGCAACCATAAAAACCCCGTACGCTGTCGCTCCTGCTAATAAGGCAACGCCCAACGCTGTGACAACGTCTTTGTTTTCTTTTACTAACGTGACAAAATCCCGTATTCCTGAAATCAAACTCAAAACCGAATTTAAAACCGCGTCGATAAATGGTTTTGATTGTACAAATACGTCGTTCATAAATTGGAAAAGTGCGTCGCCAACGTTTGAAATTCTAACGCTTGTATTGTTTGCCATGTTTTCCAAACCATTGTAATAAATACCGCCCTTTTCGTGCGCCTTTTGCAATGCCATTGTTAACATGTCGTAAGAAACGCCCATTTCCTTAATTTTTGTTGTTGGTAACCCTGTTGCGTCTGCTAAAACCCTATAAATATTTATTCCTGCGTAAGCAAATTGTTTAATATCTTGCGACGTTGCGCGCCCTGAATTGCTAATTTGTTGCATATTTACAACCATTCGGGTTAATTCGTCGTTCCCGCCACCTGTCGCCGAAATTGCGTTAGCTAAATTCAAAACGTCTGCCCTTGCTTTGTCCGCGTCAATTCCTGCGCTAATTAACGCCTTGTTTGCGCTTAACAAACCTTCAAACGCAAATGGCGTTTTTGAAGCGTCGTCCATTGTGTTTTGAATTACCCGCGTTGCTTCGCCCGCGTCGCCCAATAATGTTGTTAAACCTGTCGTCGCGTTTTCAACTGTTGTCCCTGCGCTAACTACTGACTTAACAAATGACGAAATAGCATAAACAGAAAACGCGCCCGCAATTACGCCCCCTAAATTCCCCATTGTAGAATTAAGTATTCCCGCGTTTTGGTTAATTCCTTGCAATTTGCCCGAAAGCAAATCGTTTGCCGTTATTGTGTACCTTACTTGAGTATCCATTTCTTAATTATTATATTGTCCTGTTTGTTTTAATGCGTATTGTAATTGACCCCAATTTTTCGCCAAATCGTCGTCCGACATATTTTCAAAATCTATTGTAAAATGCGAAAAGTAGCGAAGTAACGCAATCATTTTCGTTTCTTCGCTACTTTGTTCGCTAATAGTGTAATCCTCTATTTTTTTTTAAAAGTATTTACAGCCATTTCAACCGTTTTAAATGCTTCCATAGTTGCGCCTAAATAGTATTTATCGTCCGATAAAAAGCGTTTGTCGCTTTCTTCTTCTATAAAAATACTATCGAATAATTCCGCCGATGCTGTAACGGGTGCGGTCATTGCCTTATCCATGACGCGAAGTTTAACCATTCGAGACGGTTCTTTTATAAAACCGATAATATCCTCTCCTGTTTCTTCGTCGCGAAATATAATTGGCAATACTTTACAATTCAATTTGATGCTTAACGCTTCCGCTTTTTTTTGTGTTTCCATAATTTATTTAATTTAGTGAATATA